GAGAAGGAGATTGCGACTCTTGAGGAGCAATTGAATTCTCAATCTAAGAGTGTGAAGAAACTTTCTCTCTTCGAGAAAGAACTTCTGGAGTTGCAAGGAAAACTAACGTCGTCCAAGAAACTTCAGCAGTGTTACACTCTAATCTCTTCTCTCCTGAAAGATGATGGGATCAAGTCTAAAATTGTGAAGACTTACATTCCTGCTATCAATCAGAGAATCAACAGTCGTCTACAATCTATGGACTTCTTTGTCAACTTCCAACTTGACGAAGAATTCAATGAGGTGATTAAATCTCGTTTTCGTGATGACTTTACCTATGCCTCATTTTCTGAGGGAGAGAAACAAAAGATCGACTTGGCACTACTCTTTACCTGGAGAAGTATTGCCAAGATGAAAAACTCAGTTAGCACCAACCTCCTCATACTTGATGAAGTTTTTGACTCTAGTCTTGATGCCACAGGTACTGAAGATCTTCTGAAAATCCTTCGTGATCTGTCAGAGGATACAAACATCTTTGTCATATCTCATAAAGGGGAGGTGCTAGTTGACAAGTTTCCTCGTATAATTAAGTTTGAGAAACAACAAGATTTCTCTAAACTTATTGTAGAGGAGACATGATCCACGCATTCGGGCATTTCCTTGGTCAACATCCATCGATCTTTGCCATCTTAGGGGGTCTAACATTGGCCCCCATAAGTTTCTACATGCACGACTCAACCAAACACCCTGAAAGGTATCAACATAAATAATGCCTGGTGACGATATTTCTAAATATAGGTTCGGTGGTTTTGAAGTCACTGACGTAAACATTCTCAGACTCATTTCAGAACTGGAGGGTTCGTATCAACTGCTCAAGTACATGGGATTTAAGGAAGACATGGAGACGTTAGATGAAATCAAAAAAAGGTACTACAAAAAATATTTCCAAATCGTCAAAGAAAACAAAAACAGGGGGAATTAGCTCAGTTGGTAGAGCACCTGCTTTGCAAGCAGGCTGTCAGGAGTTCGAGTCTCCTATTCTCCATAACCAAGGGTATTCACAAATGAAGATCAATCTTTGGTACTGCGTTGACATGGGTCAATGGCGTTGGACACTGATGGATGATCGTCACAATCCATATCGAATGGAGTCTGGACAGCAACCATTTCTTCGTGATGCTATGAACGACGTTGCGAATACCGTGGAATACATGCTAGAAACTAAACAACAATGAGTTCAAAGACAACTACTCCCACTCCCGTTTATGAGCACCCCTGGTACAGGGCAATTAAGGAGATGGAGAAAAGACAGAAGAAGAAGTGACCACCACCCCTTGACTGGGGTCTTTTCTTGGGATATAGTATGTACATCAACTGAGGAACAGGATGTCCATCGAAGTCAAGGGTCAACTTGCGAAACTGCTGGCAACCGAAGACTTGCTGATCGAACACCGTAAGGTATCGACAGCATCTTTTGATGTCAAGAATCGGGTCCTGACACTGCCCATCTGGAAAGATCTGACTAACGATGTCTACGATCTCCTGGTGGGTCATGAAGTAGCACATGCTCTCTACACTCCAGTTGAATGGAATGTGGACGGTATCCCTCAGTCATACCTGAACATCGTTGAGGATGCTCGTATTGAACGGAAGATCAAGAAGACCTACCCTGGTCTGCTCCGTTCGTTCTTTAACGGGTATCAAGAACTCTGGAAGAAAGACTTCTTCTCAGTCAAAGATACTGATGCCAACAAACTGCCACTGATCGATCGTATCAATCTGCACTTCAAGATTGGTGACTATCTGATGATTGACTTCAATGCTCAAGAATCTGAGTTTGTTCAGATGGTTTCTGAAACTGAAACTTATGCTGATGTTATTGAAGTTGCTAAACTGATCTACAAATATGTGGGTGATCAGCAGAAAGATCAGAAACCTGTTGCACCTCAGAACAGTAAAGATGGTCAAGAACAATCATCTGGTGATGCATCCACATCTCCTGAGGCATCTGAGGAGTCCTCTGAGGACGTTGAGGAGCAATCTCCTAGTCCGACTGAGGTAGAACCCTCTGAGGAGACTTCTGGTGCCCCTGAGGGTGGTATCGAAGCAGGTGATACTGACCGTGCTCTGGAAGAGAGCATGATGGAACTGAACGATAATCAGTCCAGAGACATCAATTATGCAACTCTTCCTCAGTACAATCTCGATAATATCATCGTAGATTACACAGAAGTTATTTCCAATATGGAAGAACGGTTGTGGACTCAGAATGAAGAGTTCTATGAGTATCATCGGGCACACGTTGAGAGGTCTCTGAAGAGGTTCCGTGACTCTTCAATCAAGACTGTCAACTATCTGGTCAAAGAATTTGAAGCAAAGAAAGCAGCAGATGGGTATGCTCGTCGTGCAACCTCTCGCACAGGTGTGCTTGATATGAGCAAACTGCATACTTACAAGTGGAATGAGGATGTTTTCAAAAAGATCACCACGATCCCTGACTGCCAGAATCACGGGATGATCTTCTTCTTGGACTGGTCTGGTTCAATGAGTTGTGTCCTGAAGGATACAGTCAAGCAATTGCTGAACCTTGTGTGGTTCTGCCGTAAAGTTGGTATTCCCTTTGAAGTTTATTCTTTCACTGAGAGTATTGACTATGGTGATGCACCTCTTCATGCTGTTGATAATATCAAAACAGGTGATATCTTTGTCAGTGACTCTATGCGTCTGACGAACTGGTTGAGCAGTCGTTCCACCAAGGCAGAATTTGAAAAGTGTGTGAAGTATTTGTGGGGTCAAGTCTCTACTGATTGTCTCTCACACTATAAGTTTCAACTTGGTGGCACCCCTTTGGCAGACACTATTCTGATGACACCTCAGATTGCCAAACGATTCAAGAAGATGAACCAAGTTCAAAAATTGTCCTGTATCTTCCTGTCTGATGGTGAGTCTTGTATGCTTCGTACTGCTATTGTTCGTGATAGTCAGGAGTACAATCATGAAACTTCTCGTTATGAAACTGTTGAGAAGGCATATGGTAGGCAAGTTCGCAATTGGGATCGTCTTATTCTTCGCAGCAAAAACTATACTTCCGAAGTTGATACTAACGGTTGCTCGGTTACTCGTGGTTGTCTTGACTATGTGAAGAAATTGATGCCTGATGTCAACCTTCTGGGTGTTCGACTGATCGAGAAACGTTCTATCAAGTGGTATCTTCAGTGCCTGAATGCAGACTACAATGATGCTAGTGTTGATCAACAGTGGAAGAAAGATCGTTCGGTTTCCCTCAAAAATGTCGGATACGATCAAGTTTATCTGCTTCCCTTTGATAAATCATTAGGTAGTGATACTGAACAGATCTCTGTAAATGATGGTGCAAGTAAAGCACAACTCACCAAAGCATTCAAAAAGCACATGGGATCTAAGATGACAAACAAGAAAGTCCTTACAAACTTTATTTCTCAAATCGCATGAAGTGTAAAGTTCAACTATACGTTGCTGGTAAAATCTTTGACGAGATTGTAATCTGTAGAGACTACCAACATGCCAGACATATCGCACTGGCACGAAACCCAGGTGCTCAAGTGATTGGTGTGACAGCAGTGTTCACCTGACATACTGTCCTCGGGGGGTTCCCACCCCCCTTTTCCATGCTATAATTTAGAGGTACTCAAGAGAGATGGATTCAATGCCTGCCAAGTCTACCCTGACCACCGAGCAGATTGCCGACTATCTGGTCAGTAACTATGGTAAGAACATTACCACCGACAGTGTTCGTGCTGCTGCAAATTACTTTGGCACCTCGTACCCTACTGTCTGTGCACGTATCGAGAACTACAAAGTTTCTCGTGGTAACTGGCAAATCAATATTGACAATCTGGAGAAGACTTACAATGCCCCTGCTGGTTCTCCCGTTCGGGAAGATATGAATTTTGTTCCAACTAAAGACGAGACTTTTGTCCCGTTCGGGAACTTCTCTGACTTGAAAAAAATCATCAAGTCTAAGATTTTTTACCCAACTTTCATCACTGGTCTGTCAGGAAATGGTAAGACCTTTGGTGTGGAACAGGCATGTGCTCAACTAAATAGAGAGCTCATTCGGGTGAACATCACCATCGAAACCGATGAAGATGACCTTATTGGTGGTTTTCGTCTTGTTGACGGCAATACTGTCTGGCACAACGGTCCAGTCGTCGATGCTCTGGAAAGGGGAGCTGTGCTGCTTCTAGATGAGATCGACCTTGCCTCTAACAAGATCCTGTGCCTGCAGTCTGTGCTTGAGGGCAAGGGTGTCTTCCTGAAAAAAATTGGTCGATACGTCCGACCCACTAATGGTTTCCAAGTGATTGCCACTGCAAATACCAAGGGTCAGGGTTCTGACGACGGTCGATTCATCGGCACCAACGTCCTGAACGAAGCATTCCTGGAACGTTTTCCTGTTACCTTCGAGCAGTCCTATCCTTCTGTCTCTGTAGAGACTCGCATTCTCCAAAATGTGTGCCACAAGTTCAACAAATGTGATGAAGATTTCATTGAGAAACTGGTCATCTGGGCAGATGTGATCCGCAAGACTTTCTATTCTGGTGGTGTTGATGAGATTGTCACTACCCGTCGTCTGGTTCACATTGTTCAGGCATACAGCATCTTTGGTGATCGTATCAAGTCAATCACTAACTGCGTCAATCGTTTCGACGATGACGTGAAGCAGTCTTTCTTGGAACTGTATACCAAGGTAGATGCTGGTGAGACTCTGGTTGACAATGAAGCACCTTTCTGATAGACTACATCTGTTATATTATGACTGCAATGCACAACTGGAAGTACAATGAAGAAGAACTTCTAAAAGAGTTGGGAGATTATATCTCCCAAACATACAACCAGCATTACTCTGCTGGTGAACAAAAGATTCAGACTCTAGATTTGATTGAGTCTGTGGGTGATGCAGAGGCATTCTGCCGATCCAACATCCTGAAGTATGCCTCTCGATATGATAAGAAAGGCACAGCCCGACGTGATATCATCAAGATCTTGCACTATGCACTCTTGCTGCTACACTTCAATGATAAAAATGCAAACCGTGAGGAGTATCCTAACCGATGAGTAAAGTAAAGGTAAGTGACGATCTGACCAAGATCCTTAAGAATTTCAGTACAATCAATAAGTCGATTGTTATTGAACCTGGCAATGTTGTCTCTACTCTATCAGTCAACAAAAACATTCTTGCAAAAGCAACTGTTACAGAGGAGTTCTCTAAGCAAGTTGCTATCTATGACCTTGGTGTTTTTCTGGGTGGTGTTAGTCTGTTTGATGCACCTGTCTTTGATCTTCAGTCCGACTCCTTCGTAACTGTAACTACTGAGAAAGGTCGTGCACGATCTAAGTATTACTATGCTGATCCTGAGATCATTGTCAAACCTCCTAGCAAGGATATCCAACTGCCGTCTGTTGATGTTGAGTTTGATCTCCCCCAGGAAGATCTGCAGAAACTGCTGAGTGCATCTTCTGTCTATCAGGTTCCTGACCTGTGTGTCTATTCTGAAGACGATAAGATTCAGGTTGCTGTCTGTGACAAGAAGAATGACACCAGCAACTCTTTCAGTGTGATCGTTGGTGAAACTGAAGAACAGTTCTGCTACTGCTTCAAGGTCGAAAATCTTCGCATGATTCCTGGCAACTACCATGTTGAGATTAGTCAATCTAGTGTTGCACTCTTCACCAACAGGGATTATGATGTGAAGTATTGGATTGCACTTGAACCATGAACATCTTTGTAACCCACCCCAGTCCTACTGAGTGTGCACATGTGCTGCCCGACAAGCACATTGTCAAGATGCCTCTAGAGACCTGTCAGATGCTTGCTATCGTGGCATCTGACAAGTGGGGACACGGGTACGGCACACTACCCAAGATGAACGGAGAACCATACAGCACAGAGAAGGGTGCGTTTCGTAACCACCCTTGCACCATCTGGGCAAACGAATCCATTCACAATTCTTGGTGGTTAATTTCTCACGGTTTTGCACTCTGCAAAGAGTATCAACACCGATTTGAAAAAGAACACTCCTGCCTCAAAACTATAGTCGCAGCAACCAAGATCTTCCCAACTGGTGATGTGCGTCTTGTTACACCATTCGTGAGAGCAATGCCCGATGAGTTTAAACATGACACAAGCATTGACACTTTTACTGCTTACAAGAATTACATTAGCAGCAAACCTTGGGTTGCATCTAATTATCTTCGTGACGGATCCCGCAAACCAGATTGGGTGTGATGAATGAAACATATTTTATTTACTCTTACAGGTGCTAATCCTGGACTGATGGATGATGAGCACTTTGTAAGGGATGTTGTGTACTCTGCATCCAAAAGATGCAAGTCTACACTACTTGCTATAAACTCTCACAAGTTTGAACCTCAAGGTGTTACTTGTGTTGCTATGCTTGCTGAGTCTCATATCAGCATTCATACTTGGCCAGAGATGAAGATGGCAGTCTGTGATGTCTTCACTTGTGGAGACCACACTACACCTATGGAGGGTGTAGAATATATGAAGATGATGTTCGGTGCTACCGACATGATCTGTAATGAGTTTATCCGACCTTTGGAGTAATTTTTGAATGATTCGTAATGATTTTATCTGGGTTGAGAAGTATCGTCCCAGGACTGTGAATGATTGCATCATCCCTGATGCATCCAAAAAAGTTTTCCAATCGTTTGTAGAGAAGGGTGAGATCCCTAATCTACTTCTTGCAGGTTCTGCTGGTATCGGCAAAACCTCTGTTGCCAAAGCACTGTGTGAGGAACTCGGTGCTGACTATATAATTATCAATGGATCTGATGAAGGACGTTTTCTTGACACAGTACGAAACCAAGCAAAGGGTTTTGCTTCGACCGTCTCACTACAAGCATCTGCTTGCAAGCACAAAGTCATCATTATTGACGAAGCTGATAACACAACCAACGATGTACAACTCTTACTACGGGCGTCTATTGAGGAATTTAATCGCAACTGCCGATTCATCTTCACCTGTAATTACAAGAACAAAATTATCGAACCTCTCCACTCCAGATGCTCAGTGGTCGAGTTCACAGCTCGAGGACCAGAAAAAGCAGCACTGGCTGGACAGTTCTTCAACCGTGTCAGGACTATTCTTGAGAAAGAGAATGTACAATTTGATGACAAGGTTGTCGCAAAACTAGTACAAAAACATTTCCCCGACTTCCGTCGCACTCTCAATGAACTACAAAGATACGCTGCTACTGGTGCGATTGACTCTGCTATCCTTGCTTCTGCAGATGATCTCAATATCAATGGACTCATCTCATCACTCAAGAACAAGAAGTTCGCAGAAGTCCGTAAGTGGGTAGTTCAAAATCTGGATAACGATACTGCTCTCCTGTTTCGTAAGATCTATGAGGCAGCATATGTCCACCTGCAACCTATCTCGATTGCACAAGCAGTCCTGATCCTAGGTAAGTATCAATATCAAGCAGCATTTGCTGCTGACCAGGAGATCAATACCCTGGCATGTCTAACTGAAATTATGATGGAGTGTGAATTCAAATGAACGTAAAACTAATTCGTATGTGGTCTGGTGAAGATGTCGTGTGCGACCTTCTAGAGACTAAAGACAATACTATTGTCATCACCAATCCTATTGTTGCTATCCCCTCAGGGCAAGGTCAGATTGCCTTTGCTCCCTGGTCTCCTATCCTGAAGGGCAGGGGAGTTGAACTAGAGATTCCACGAGCATATGTGGTTTACATCACAGAACCTCAGGATGAAATCGTTGATCAATACAACGATATGTTCTCAATCTTGAAGACACCACAGAAAAAACTCGTACTTTAATTATGAAAAGAGAAAAGATTAGAGCACAGGTCAAGTCTCGTTTTTACTACTACTTCTGGGGCACTGCCACTATTGCAGTTGTCCTCGGACAGTTGTATGTTGGGACTGGATATCGTATAATGGCACAGGGTGTGAACAACCTTACCTACGGACTTTACAAGGCACTCAAATGATGCGTACAACTGATCGATCCCCACTTCGTTATCCTGGTGGCAAAACCAAAGCAATTACTCAACTGCAGGACTGGGTGCCTGCATTCACTGAGTATCGTGAACCCTTCCTTGGTGGTGGCAGCATGGCAATCAACGTTGCCAAGCACATGCCTGGGAAGTCTGTATGGGTGAACGACCTGTATGTACCTCTGTACAACTTCTGGATTCAACTGCGTGACAATGCAGAAGAACTATCCGAACGTCTGTTCAAACTGAAGACTGACCTCAACAAACAGACTGAAGAATGCCGTAAGGTCTTCAATCAGTTTGCCAATGAGATTGACGATGCTACTGGTGTGGACCAAGCAGTCATGTTCTGGATGATGAACAAGTGTTCATACTCTGGTCTGACTCAGAACTCTTCGTTCTCTCCCACTGCATCGAACAGCAACTTCAGTCTTCGTGGCACAGAGATGCTGCTGGAGTACAGCAAACTGATTCAGAACTGGAAGATCACTAACGTGGACTATTCAGAACTGCTGCAGACTCCTGGTCAGGATGTCTTTGTGTTCCTTGATCCTCCCTATGACATCAAGGACTTTCTCTACGGCAAAGACCGTGAGATGCACAGGAACTTTGACCACCATGTGTTTGCTGACCATGTTGATGGTTGCCTGCACAAGTTCATGATTACTTACAACGTGAACGACTGGTTGGAGGAACGTTACAAGAACTATTACCAACGTTACTGGAAACTTCAGTACGGTATGGTTCACCGTCAAAACAACAAGAAGACTGAACTTCTTGTCACTAATTACAACTGTGGTTCACCTCTGGAGGCATTGATTTGAGTTTCGATACTAACTATCCTCTCAAGGACTATCTCAACTCCATCAACCTCAATAAGAATGATCTTATGGATGGTGAAGATCCATTGTGGGAGAAGAAGTATCCTGCATGGATTGTCAACAAACTTCTCTCAGCACACAGTGATACTTTGTTCCTCTCTAATGAGATGAACATGCATTCTTTTCTTGACAACAAACTTCAATTTCACTTTTATCTAAATAGTGTGAGGAAACGTAAACGGTTTGCCCCTTTTCTTAAATCAGAAAAGGAAAGTGATCTTGATACGGTTAAAAAATACTATGGGTTTAGTAATGACAAGGCACGTTCTGCTCTGCGAGTTCTGACCCAGGAACAACTTATTTACATGAAAGAGAAATTGAAAACTGGAGGAAAGAACAGATGATGCAGGAAGAGATTCAGTGGACTGAGGAGTCCATGGTGCAGGTTACGTTGAAAGAACCTGATGATTTCCTAAAGGTTAGAGAGACCTTGACTCGCATCGGTGTGGCATCTCGTAGAGAGAAAAAGATCTATCAGTCTTGCCACATCCTACACAAGAAAGGCAAGTATTATATCGTTCACTTCAAGGAATTGTTTGCTCTGGATGGTAAGAGGGCAAACCTTTCTCTGAATGATGTGCAACGTCGCAACAGAATTATTCAACTACTGGTTGACTGGGAACTGGTAGCAATCGATTCGTCTGGTCAAGAAAAGATTGCTGATGCAGCACCTCTGAATCAGATCAAAGTCATTGCGTTCAAAGACAAAAACAACTGGACGTTGGAATCAAAATATAACAT